ACGCTATGCGACAAGGTGAACAATTCAACGGTTGAGTTCTTTGTTGATGACGATCCAAACTGCACTATTCAGCAAATCAAATCCAAAGCCAAGATACACAAAGCAAAGCACGGACTTGACCTTCTCGTGATTGACTACATCCAGTTGATAAAAGGGACAAAGCAAAACCGAGAGCAAGAGATTGCCGAGATTAGCCGTAACCTTAAACTATTGGCAAAGGAGTTGCAAATCACCGTCATTGTTCTTGCACAGTTATCACGCAAATGTGAGGAGAGAAGCGACAAGAGACCGATGTTGAGCGACATCAGGGAGAGTGGGAGCATTGAGCAAGATGCTGATGTTGTAATGTTCCCCTTTAGACCGGCATACTATTCAGGTGAGAAGATGGAACAAGAGGAGGCAGAGGTCATCATCGCAAAGAATCGTCACGGAGAATGTCACACCATTCCAACAACCTTCACCGGTAGTCGGACAATGTATCAGGAAAAGATATGAGACACGGTTCATTGTTTAGCGGAATCGGAGGTTTTGACCTTGCTGCCGAGTGGATGGGGTGGGAGAATGTCTTTCATTGCGAATGGATGGAGTTCCCACGAAAAGTATTGGACTATCACTTCCCGAATGCGGATAGTCACATTGATATATGTAAAACTGACTTTAGAAAATATGCAAACACAATTGATGTTCTCACAGGAGGATTCCCTTGTCAACCATTCTCACTCGCTGGAAAGCGGAAAGGTACGGATGATGAACGCTACCTGTGGGGAGAAATGCTACGAGCAATTCAAGAAATTAAACCCACATTCGTCATCGCTGAAAATGTCTTTGGTATCACGAATATTGATGGCGGATTGGTATTCCAGCAAGTGTGCCTTGACTTGGAAAATGAAGAGTACGAAGTTCAACCGTTTATTATTCCAGCTTGTGCCAAAAACGCTCCGCACCGAAGAGACCGATGCTGGTTTATTGCTACCAACACCAACAGCTCAAATAATAAAACACGGGCATTCGGACAAATATTGGGACAACAGAATAGGGAAAAGACAAATGGACATAGCAATGTGGAACGCTCAAACCAATGGCAAAACTTCCCAACTCAATCCCCGGTTTGTGGCGGAAATGATGGGATTTCCACCGAATTGGACGGAATTACCTTTTCAAAGTGGAGACAAGAGTCAATCAAAGGATACGGAAACGCCATAGTTCCTCAAATCGCTCTGCAACTTTTTCAAATATTAGCAACACTATGAACCACTATCAGGAAGTACACAACCTAAAGCAAGAGATTCGGAGATTGCGATTGACAATCCAAGAGTTACACTCATCACACTCGCAAGAGGTTAAGAGATTAAAGAATGAAATACTCCGTCCACGATGCGACATCAACGACATAGAAGCGGACTGGAGCGATGCAATGCGAGTGGCTTGTCAAGTTTACGATGTTACCCCTGACCAAATTGTCTCTCACAACCGCAAACAACACATCGCCTATGCACGGCACTTGTTTTGCTATTTATGTAGGAAGCACTTGAAGATGACCTTCGCTGGTGTTGGTAACATCCTTCATCGGGATCACTCATCAATCATAAACTCCGTCAATGTCTACACCGATTTAATCCACTATGACCGAATCACAAGTCAACATCATTCAAAAGCACTTGCCCTATTGGGTGATTACTTGCAAGAAAGGACTCACGCAGAGCATCTCAATCTACAAGACGGAGGAGGAATTATTGAGGTGTAAGAAAAAATACCAAAAAGATGGTTATATTTGTACTATTGAAAAGAAAATTTGAAAAAAGCCGAGATCATATTGGAACTATCCAAAGCTGATTGGCTCACCCAAGCAACAAGGAATATCGCCAAAGATAAAGAATTGGCAAGGGAGTTGTATCAATTTTACTTTTTGACCATCCTTGAGAAACCCGATGAACAAATTGAGAAAATATACAAAGACGGATACATCCAATTTTGGACAATCCGTCTATTGTATTTGGCTATCAACGGCAACCGGCATCCCTTCGGCAACTCTCGCATATATGACCAACACGATGTGTACGAGCTTGACTTCGCTGAAGAACCTGACCTATTGGTTGAGAGAGAAGAAGACGAAACAATTGAATTAGAACGAATCAACAAAATAAACCAAGTCACCGAATCAGCATACTTCTATGAAAAGGAACTTTTTAAGATGTGGTGTTCAGGAATGTCTGCAAGGGCGATCCATAGAAAGACCGACATCTCCGTCCGTGAAGTGTTGAGGGTGATTAAATTAATGAAAGAACGATGTACAACGAAATAATTGGAATTGCTTGTTTAAGCATCATCATTGTGAACTTTGGAAAACCAGCCGACATCCTAAAACGGTGGAAGTACGGAAGCGATTACTCCAAATGGAAGCGAATGAAACCACTTGATTGTGCTTTCTGCTTATCGTGGTGGATGGGTGTTGCTTATTTTGTACACCAATATGGACTTGTGGGTATCTTGTACGCATCCATCACAACCGTCATCGTTGCCTTATTAGAAACCAAGATATGACCAATATAGAATTTATCCTATCGCTTCAACCACTCTTTGACAAGTGGAAGCAAACACAAGTGTTCCAACCAACTGGAGAACAAGCCAACCAACTGAATGCCGTTCACCGTGAAATCTTTGGACGCAACTTGCCTTCTTGTTCTACCTGTGTGACGGAAGGACTCCACTCACTTTTGATTTGGGCGAACCAACAACAAGACGAACTCACCAAAGCACAACTTGCAGACGATGAGCAGAAACCAAGAAGGAGACGCAAACAATGAGAAAGCGAGATAGTATTGAGTTTTTGTGGGATGAATTGAAACCATTCCTACCAGCGAACTACACGGTTGATGAGTCCGTAAAGATTCTATCTATTTTGGAACAAGCCAAAGCAATGCACAAGGAGGAGATTGAAAATGCTTATGATGATGGGTGGCATCATAATAATGAAGATAAATACAATCCAATTAAATACTACCGCGAAACTTATGAAAGCAATTCTTGAGTTCAATCTCCCCGAAGAGCAAGAGCATTTTGAAGACGCTTCAAATGGTTGGAAGTGGTCACACGCTATGTGGCAACTCGACCAATACTTGCGAACCAAAACAAAGTACGCAAGTGATGACGCATCCGAGGAATCCATCAACGCATTCGCAGAGGCAAGAGAAGAACTGCACCGCATATTGAACAACGACAATTTAGAAATGAGATGAACGCATTCAATGGAACAATGACGGATGAGCAATGCTTCAATCACGAGTTGAGCATAGGAGTTGATTTAGATAACCAAACCTACACTGAACTATTCAGGTCAACTGCAAAGGAGATAATTAAGATAACAGGAGCGAAGACGTTTCTTGACTGCGGTGGTGGAGTTGGTGCATACACACAAGCAATGTTGGAACACAATGTTGAATGTACCTATGTTGACCTATCAAAAATACACGGTGAGTATGTCACACGCAAAATCACAAGAAACGACAACACAACGCTTCAAGTGTTCATCAAGGATTTTACCACCACCAAGTGGAAGACATTTGATTTGGTAGCGTCTATTGAGGTAATGGAGCATATTGAGGATGACAAACTCATCTCATTTCTAACAAATCTAAACTGCAAGTATTTTCATTTCTCCAGTACACCCAACAAGACGGACTTTGATGAGGCGTGGGGACACATCAACATCAAGACCGAAGAAGAGTGGATTGCGCTATTTGAACAATGCGGATTCAAACTTGACCGAAAGATGTCCCTTCCAACAAGCTGGTCATTGCTATTTGCTAAATGAAGAAACACACTTTGACATACCTAAATCATTTCGGCTACGACATTAGTGACTTCATTCCTTGCGAGGTGTGTGGAACAACTGCGGTTGACATCCATCACATAGAAGCGAGAGGAATGGGAGGAAGCAAAGAGGTTGACAACATAGAAAATCTCCAAGCATTGTGCAGAGCGTGTCATATAAAGTTCGGGGATCAAAAGCAATACAAGGACTTCTTGAAAGAGAAACACGCTGAAAAATTAATTCGGGGATAATTCGGGACAATGGCAACACAAGAGAAACAACCACACGGAGGAAGTTTGACAAGACCGGAGAAAGGAGAAGTCCTAAATCCGCACGGCAGACCAAAGAAATTAATCACACAACTCAAGGAGATTGGGTATCATAAGAGTCAGGTAGAGGACACGGTCAACACGATGCTCACGATGTCACGCAAAGACCTTGAGAAAATAGACAAGGGCGATGAGTTCACCATCCTTGAGAGAATCATTGCTGGTGCTTTATTGAAATCGCACGACAAGAACTCCTTGTTCAACTTGGAGATGTTGCTCACACGATCCCAAGGCAAACCAAAAGAAACAATTGACCAAACTATAGAATCCAAGAATTTCACAATAACTTTGAATTTAGACAATGACAACTTATCTCGGTAACGGATGGGAGAATGAGTATGGACTCAACCTATCAATCAACATCAACAAATTAAACGAAGCCATCAAGAGTGGCGAACTCGTAGTCAACCAGTACGGTGATGTCCGTGTGAACTGCAATCGTATGAAAGCACCACACGAGAAATCAAAAGCAACTCACTCTTTGTCAGTTCCAAAACCCAAATTCTAATGAAGAAGACGTGGAGAGGTGAGGACGTGTTCCCACCAACGGATGATGACATCAAATTAGTCTACACCGAAAAAGGAGAGATAACACTCGCACGATTCTTAAATGAGATGTGGATTGATGAATACACAAACCGATGGATTGAGGTTGCTTACTGGATGCCCATCCCAATACTACCAAACGAATGAACATACTTATTCTCACCGATGGGATGAATGGCGTGGTGTATCACCGCATCTACACTCCACACCTACGGATGCAGTTGGACGGACAAGCGACAATTGATGTCTGCCAATCCCAACAGGAGTGGATGACGATGGACTTCAAATTGTACGATGTGATTGTCTTCTCACGATGGCTCGGCAAATATCACTATGATGTTCTCAAGCGGATTGCTGATGCCGGGAAGCCGTATGTCGTGGATGTGGATGACTATTGGGTACTCCCCAAATACAACCCAGCCTATTGGGCATACAGGAAGGGCATCAAGAACGCCATCAAGGATGCAATCCATTACGCTGATGCAGTTATCACGACAACTCCGATGTTGGCAAAGGAGGTGAGAACCATCAATGAGAAGGTGTATGTCGTTCCAAACTGCTTGGATTTAACACACAACCAATGGAGTCAACCAAAGGAGAAAAATGAGACGGTGAAGATTGGATGGGTTGGTGGAATCACACACGAGGAGGACTTGAAGCTCATCGCTGATGACATCAACGCTATGGATGTAGAGTTCTACATCGTGGGTTACACTCCGAGTGAGCATTGGAACAACATTGTCAAACTGATTCCGAATGCAAAGATAGTTGAAGGGACATCGGTGTGGGAATATGGTGAGGTTTACAAGCACTTTGACTTTGTCATTGCACCGCTTCAGGACAACCACTTCAATCAATGCAAGAGTGAGTTGAAAATAGTTGAGGCTGCTGCTTATTCATTGCCTATCATCTGCTCTGCGGTATTCCCTTACCTTTACCACACTTCGAACGATGGGGTGATTTTTGTTGCCAACAACAATTGGAAGGCAGCAATTGAGAAGCTCATCGATGCTGGTCATTCGGTTCGTCAATCTATGGGACGGAGCAACTTTGAGTATTGCAACACATATCACAATTTGGAACTGCACAACCTGACTCGGTTGGCGGTGTACGATAAACTATGCAAATAACCTACAAGCGACCATATGTGACCAGTTACCAACAAGCCATCCTTGATTGTGAGGAGCGTTTCACTATTACGGCAGCATCAACCAAGACCGGGAAGACGGCATCGCACATCATATGGTTGTTTGAGCAAGCACTGAAATGCAAGGAGGGGCAATCAGTTTGGTGGGTTGCTCCTGTATACCAACAAGCGGAGATTGCATTCCGAAGAATGAAGACACAAGTGAACGACCATAACTTCTTCCAAAGCAATGAAACCAAGTTACTGCTCACATTACCCACAGGATCACGTATTGAGTTCAAGTCAGGGGAGAAACCTGATAACCTTTACGGTGATGATGTTTATGCTGCCGTCATTGATGAGGCATCTCGTATGAGAGAGGAGTCGTGGTATGCGATGCGTTCAACCTTAACCGCTACTCAAGGCAAGTGTAAACTCATCGGAAACGTCAAAGGAAAAAAGAACTGGTTCTATAAGTTGGGAGAAAGAGCAAGACAAGGAGAGAAAGACTATCGCTATTTTAAGATTACGGCATACGATGCAGCGAAAGCTGGAATCCTCAAGATGGAAGAGATTGAACAAGCCAAGCGAGACCTTCCGAAAGCCGTGTTTGATGAGTTGTATCTTGCAGAACCAGCGGATGACAAGACAAATCCTTTCGGAATTGACAACATTCGCAGATGCTACCGACCTATCACAAAGGGGGCGGTTGTCGCTTGGGGAATTGACCTTGCAAAGTACTCGGATTATACGGTCATTATTGGTATGGATGCGAATAATTGCGTATCATATTGCGACCGATTCCAAGCCGATTGGGGGCAAACACAAGAGAAAATCATCAGGTTGATTGGCAACACACCAGCGTTTTGTGATAGTACTGGGGTTGGGGATCCTGTAGTGGAGCAAATCCAACGAGTATGCCAAAGAGTCAGGGGGTTTAAGTTCACATCCCAATCCAAGCAGCAGCTCATTGAGGGACTCGTTCTCTCCGTTCAGCAGAACTCCGTGTTCTTTCCTGAAGAACCAATCGGAAGCGAGATGGAGAACTTTGAGTTTGAATACACACGAACAGGGGTGAGATACACCGCACCACAGGGACTGCACGATGACTGCGTAATGGCTCTTGCATTGGCGGTGGATTGCAAGTCACACAATAGACCGGGAACATTTTACTTTGCTTGATATGAATTGGAATAAAATAACCATTTACCAACTGCAAGAGATTCACTCTTGTCGTGATATGTCTCACATAGAGAAGACAATGAACACACTTGCCATCGTAAATGATTGGACAATGGACAAGGTGGAGTCAATGACCATTGATGAGCTGACAACCGAACTGAAGAAATTGCAGTTCTTAAACACTTTACCAAATCAACCGGTGCAATTTATGTTCAAGCATCGTGGG